TATTTTTTGTATATCAAATCCTACATCCCAGTCTACTCTGCCGCCGCCGATATGATTAAGATGCCACTTGTTAGCATTATATGCCCAACCTTGAGTTCTACCATATGTTAAACCTGCACATTGGGTTCCATGAGTTCCAGATGCAGTAGTAGGATATGAATTATTGTTACCGTTATTACCTGTACGAGTATATAGGTTTTCTATTTGTATTGATCCAAATTCTGCAAACTGCGGAGAACGTTGATTTGTTTGTTCCCACCATGCTCGTGCTGCTGTTTCGGTTGGAACAATAGTGCCGTCCCAACGAGTTTCTAATCTAGTTGGATCAGCATCAAACCATTCTGGATCAATATAGTACGGAGAATCAAATACAATATCGAGTAAATCACAGTAGCCATTTCCAGGCAATACATTTCCGCCTTTATAATTTACAGGATTAACAGCATTTGTAACTCCTCTGTTAATAAATTCTACATGACCAAACCAACATCCGTTATCGCAAACAATAACATCAACATCTTCTCCTGCACCGTGTGTAGGTATAGCACTATCTATAATAGTGCTATCGTTATTACCATTTTGTAACCACGGACTGACTTTTTCTGTTAGTCTTAATAACTGACTGGTATTTCTATTTAATGCGTTAGTATTAAAATTTCCATTACCGTACCATATTTGAGCGTTTTCGTATGCTTGTTCATAACGTTGATATATTGTTGGATTTTCAAAAAGTAAGTCGTCTTCTGGAACATTATACAAATCTTTGTTATGTTTAAAATCTAAATTAATAAATTGTATTCTTGAATCGTTTTTTAATAATTCTGCTTCTTCATCAGTTAATAAAAATATTCCTCTAGTTGGACTATGTTCTACATGATCTGTACACTCAACTTCTCTTACCGGAATAGCTTCTATTGAAGATCCAGGATTACACAATTCATTGTGTACTTCATTAAATTGCTCTGCTGTATGTGTTCCTATAGCATAATAGTTTTCTGACATAATGTTTCCTTATACTATTGGGCTTGTATCTAATCTTAACCAAGTACCGTTTTGATAAACTTGGAACCTATTGTCATCTGTGTTATAGATCATATCTCCGTTTTCAGCAGTTAGTGCATCTCTTTGTGCGTTTGTAAAATTTGCAAGTTTAAATGGACTTTGTGTTACTTCAACTCTTGTACTAGCTGTTAGTAAAATGTTAGATTCTGAAAACAATTCAGGAGCACCTGTACCTGCTGTTGTTATTTCGCCATTCACTGTAAATTTGTTGTTAACAACTAAATCATTTTCAACAGTTAAATCGCTACTCATAATCATAGAAGGAGTAACTGTAATTGCACTAGAATCGTCTGTATCAATTACACTTGCAGCAAAACTAAAATTACCTACAGTATCGCCTACAATACCCGATAAGTCAACAGTATTGCCGTTACTAATTGATAAATCAGTTCCTGCTAATGTAAGTGTTTGACTGTCTGTTTCTGAAGTAATAAATCCTTGACTTAACACAAATGATTGTGTTGCAAAAGATGACAAATCTCCCGGAGTTAGATATCCTTGTCCCGTTACAAATGATTGTGTTGCAAATCCTTGACCTAACACAAACGATTCTGTTGCAAAGTTTGGTTTGTTAATTAAGTCGTTATAATCGCCGCTAAAGCCTGCTAGTAAGTTGTCAGTGTCTTCTAATTCGTTAACGTCACCTGGAATAACAGGACGTCCTGTTAAACTAAAATAATCTCCATCAAACGCTTCTGCTGCTAATTGAAATACACTTAAATCAGGAGTATCTGTTAAATCGTTATAGCTTCCGCTAAACAAAACAGGTAAATCAGACAAATCATTATAACTTCCTGCCGGCGGTACTGCAAATGAAAAATTCCCAAAGCCGTCTGTTTTTAAAAACTGTCCTGCTAATCCGTCGGATATTCCTAAATTTAATATACTAGTCGGAATTGTTGGACGATTTTCTAAATCATCAAATGATCCTGAAAACGCTGATGCAGACAATGGTGAATTATAGTTAGAAGGAGTAACTTCAGAGGTATCTAGTAGTAGTTTGTGCCAGCCACCGGCATGAGCAAAATATAATGCACCTTCATCATGCACATGCATTATCATACCCATGTAAGTAGATGGAGAAATACTATTTAAATCGCTACGTGTTTCTACAGTATTTCTATAATAAATTTTATTAGATCCAAAATCTATGTCATCTGACAATAGTGTAGATCCATTACCTATTGTATTGTATATTTCATCAAAATTAAGGTTAATTTTATTTGATGCATTTCTTAAAGAATCTCCAGATCCATCGTTTGGATTAACCCCTCTATTAAGTATTTCTTTAGCCATTGTGCTATTCTCCGTCTATAGTTACTAGCTCGCTATCCAACGTAGTTTCTGTACTACTAAGATCTTTATCACTTGTAATTTCATCAGTTGTAAAATTAATTGGATTGCCTTCGATTATATTTCTAGATTCAAATGTTGCTATTCTTCGTTCTTTTCGATAACCTATAACACTAGTTCTTTTTCTATCATAATTTAAAATTTCAGCAACTACAGAACTTAACTGTGTTCCGCTATACTTTTTAAGCGTATCTAACAATTTAAAAATTTTTATATTTTCATTTTTTGCTTGTTGTAATAAAACATTACTAACTGCTATTGCTGCTGATCTTTCAAAACCTTGTGTTTCAAAAAATGCAACAACAGTATTTAGATCATTGTCTGCTAAGTTTAATACTCTAGAATAATAAGTGTCAAAATACAAATTAGTTCTAGCATCAGTTTTTTTAGATATGTTTATTGGTAAACTACTACTCATTGTCTTGTACCTTCTAAGACTTCTTTTCTGTATGCTTCTTTTTCTGTTTCAGGAAGTGCATTCCAAGCACTAATTAAATCATTTATTCCATTACCACCAGTGCTTAAGAAAGTACCTTTAAATTGTTGTATTGCTAACGAATCTAATTTTGCAGGATTATTTTGTAATGATTGCGCTGTTACATTTACATTTCTGGCTGCTGTACTATTTGTTGTAATTGTAGTCGGTGAAGAAGATACAATGTTTTGTGCGCCATCGGCACCTTGTGTTTTAGGTATAATTATATCACTTATACCTCCAATGTCGTCTGTATTTGTTACTGTAGAAATGCTACTAAGCAAAGGATTGCTTACTGATGTCGGAAACGTATTAGTCCCTTCTGTTCTATTACCAATATTAGTTTCAAATGAAGCAGGCGGTGTTCTAACTGATACATCATTTGGATCTAATTGTGTTGTTGTATTAATATTAGCTAGTGGACTTGGAAAAGAGTCATAGTGTGCAAATCCAAATGCTATAGGATCGCCATCGGGTCCTACTTGAACAGTACCTCTACTATAATGCACTGCTTCGTATTGTACTGTAATAGTATTTTGCATCATGCCGCTGCCATCGGAATTATCAACAGAATCATGTTCCCAATTTGTAATAATCGGATTTACTAATGTGTAAGTTGTGTATTGAGTTCTTGCAATTTGAGATAACTGTATTCTTTTAAAAAACGGAACACTTAAATTATTATCTAATCCAAAACGAAATTGGTTTCTTTCTCTGCTCTTATAAGTGTTATCTCCGTCGCCTGCTTTGTTAAATGCTCCAGGCTGACTAGCATGCCAGCCGTCTGCGTAATACCATCTATAATATGCTTCTAACAAAGCAGTAGTAACACCGTGATTATCGTCATGAAATGTAAGTGTTATTGGCTGATATTGAATACTTGTTTGAATATGCTTAGTTCTATTATATTTCTTTTTAGTTTCAACATTTGCTGTAAATCTAGGCAAATCTGCTTGTTTAACTAGTAGTCCTATTTCAGTATTATATTTCTCTATTAATCCTGGATTAATATCTTTAACCCCAGGATCGATTCCAAACCAACAATGATAAAGAAACTTTGTTTTAGGAGCAAATTTAAAATTTTGATTTGTATATAATCTAGCCGCATGGTTGTAATCAAGCAATGTAATGCCGTCTTGTTTTCCTCCAAGGCTATCTCGAAAAGCGTTAGTACTCATACAAATATTTATCTAATATTATTATGTATGTAGATAATAAAAAAGGAGCTCTAAGAGCCCCTTTTTAAATAAAGATATTTTTTATGCGCCGCCGCCGGTAATTAAACTACCGCTGCCCCTCGGTACAGCAACACCAATACCACCATCAGCATCTGTTTGGATTGCGTTGTCGTATTGGACTTCTAATGTAACTGTAACTGGTTCATTATTTTGATATGCTAGTGTGTTGTAGTTAGCATTTGTAATAAAGCATCCGTATAGTTCAAATGTTTCAAGTACATTTGGTGTATAAACTCCGTTACCACCATCTAAGATTTCAATACGTGTTGTAAATTTATAATCTTGTCCTGAAACCGGGCTTGACTGCTCCATAAAGTCGAATTGTTTCTGTAGCTGTTCGCCAACAAGTTTTTGTACAGCATTGTTCACGTCTTCACGTAAGTTTAGTGTAATCGGTGACCATGTGTGCTTACCTGCTAAGTATGCTTTTGAGTTATACGCATGTATTTCCATTGGCTCAAATGCAACTGTCGGACGAGTTACGTCAACAACTTGTTTTGTAAGTTCCGTTGTTGGTGTTGAAACTCCAAAGTTTTCCAGCGACACCCTAAAGCGGTACTGGAGCTTCGGCATCAACAGACCCTGGCTAGCGGCACTGTCGCCGCTTGCTAGTGGAACTGTAATTTTTGATAATGATGAGATTGCCATTTAATTTGCTCCTAGTTCAATAGTATTTATCATTACGCTTCACCACTTATTTCGCCTGTATTTTTCAAGCGTAGTGGAATGTAGATAAACTCAATACTCTTAACAGGTTCAATAGCAATGTCTACATATAGTTCATTACGATCAATTCTTGCTGGAGTGTTGTTAGTTTCATCGCACACAACTAAGAAGTCAAATAGTGCTCTTTGGCCAACAAGTTCAAGTAGTAAACTTTCAACTTGTCCTTTGATTTCATCACGTGTGATTTTATCATTTGGTTCAAAGATATATGGCTTCGCAAGTTGATTAAGTTGGCTACGTAAATAAACTACTAATCTTGCAACGTTAATTCTGTCTAGCGAACTTGCGCCTCTAGCACGAGTTTTCTGTCCAAAGTTAACAAGTCCTGCACCTGTAATAAACGTAATTGGGTTTACACCTTGTGCATATAATGTATCTCTTTGTCCTTCATTTAGTGGTGTGCTTACAAATTCTCCTTCGCTGTTAATAAAGCCAGTTGAACTTGCATTGTTAATGCCGCCACGTCTTGTACCTGCTGGTGCAAACCATGGATAGCTAACTTGGTCACTTAGTGCAATAGTTCTTAGCATCATGTGGCTTGGCGGAACAACAACATTGTTACCAAAGTTGTCGCTTGTAAAGCCCCATGGATAAAACACACCTAAATATTCGTCATTAGTAACAAGACCATCGTCATTGTCTTCTACTGCTGCACGAACGTTTGTTGCCCATTCATTTAATGAAGTAGCATCTGGTGTTAATCTTGCTGGCGAATCGCCAACTACAAATGCTGTTAATCCTCTATCAGCGTTAAGTGTTACTAGTTCGCCAATTAGTTCTGGATAACCTGGGCAAGATATTAAGTTAAATCTACGTGCATCTTCGTTGCGTATTTCGTCGTTTGAATTAACAACTGCTTGTAGTTTTTGTACAACAACTTTACGCTGTGCGTTGCGCCCAAAGCTGCCTGAACCATCTACATTGTTTGCACTTTCAGTTACCCAACGATCAGCAGCATAGTTTACCATCGATTCGTCACCAAAGCGTAAGTTAACGTCTGTTGTATCAACATAATTCTTTTCGAAACGCTTAACATTAAATCCACTTCTGCGTGTATTGAATAGCAATGTTCCGCTTGGATACAATGCTGGATCTGGACAATCAGGATCTACATAATTTACTGCAAGCAAATCTGTAATATCTGCTGCTGTGTTTCCTGTTGCTCCACTTGACCCATAACGTGCATCTGCAAAAACAATACCGTTTTCTGTTGTTTGATCACCGTTGTCTACTAAAATCCAACGATCAGTACTTTTACGATATTTGTAAATTACTGGATAGTTTTCTAAGTCTGAAGTGTCAATCCATAAATCGCCTTCTACTAATGCACTACTACCATCTGATTGTGTAGTTGGTTGTGATGCACTTACAATAGGCCCGTTAGCATCTGTGCTATTGCTTAATGAATAAACTGGGCTGTCCGGATGTCTATATCCAACCCATTTGTTACCGTCATTGATCATAATGTCAACTTCATCAACAATTGAGTTATACCATAGTGTTCCTGTTTCGGCAGTATTTGTTGGTTCGTTTTCTGATGCTGTGTAACTTAGTACTTCCCAATTACTTACTCTGTACTGAACAGGATTACCTAATGAATTATCAATTCCTGGTTCGTCTGATACAAAGCGTGTTGAAGTACTAATACCTAATGCAGTAAGCATTGGCGCAAAACTACTTGCAACATCAACAAATTTCATTTCGCCGCCTTGGCTATGTTTAATAACAACTGCATTGTTTTCATCAACTGATGCACTTACATACGGAATGTTTGCACTTGTAATTGCTGCTGCAATAGCAATAGCAGTATCAGCTGCTGTTGACTGTGCTTCAACTTCAATTAGTCCTGGAACATCGCTGCTGAACACTGCTGAACCTGGTGAAGTTGCAGTAATTAACATTTTGTAAGTTTCACCATCTGTGAAGTTTGATAGTGTAATTGGTTGTGAAGAAACTTGAGTATTTCCAACTGTGCCTCTTTTAAATATTTTAAATGTACCTAACGGATCACTGTCTCCTGCAACATTTGATTGTACATATAAATCACCTATTTGTAAATTTGATCCGCCACCTGTTCTGTCTAGTTCAACTAGAGCAGATTCATTTGTTGGATAAATCGGTGCTTCAATAGAATCCCATAATTTAGTATCGTCATTCCATTGTCTAACTCTCCAGCGAGCACCACCGTTTGGTGTAGTTGTTTTAAGCCATACACTTCCTGTTGGACGGCCATTATATGCAGTTCCTACTTTAAATGTGTCTGGAATTTGTGTGTGCTTACTAATTTGTACTGCTGGAATTAAATAAGTTCCTGCATCAATATTTAAGAACTCTAAAACCGCTGTAGATGCATTTGAACCTGCTGCAAACTCTAATGATGTTGTTGAACTACCATCATTGTAAAATGCAATCTCTCCGCTTATTACGGCTGCTCTTATACCCGGAATTGATAGTCCGTTAATTGTTGCTGCTATGTCTGTAACAGTTTCGCCAGTAGTAACAGTAATAACAGTTCCATTTAATACAAAAACGTCTGAGCCTTCATCTGTTGAATCGTCGCCAAATGTTGTACTTGTTTTGCTACTAACTACAGTTGGAACGGCATCCTTCCAAGCAGTTGAACCTAGCTCAACCCAACCTGCGCTTGCTCTATACCAAACTTTGTTAAGAGTAGTTACAGCAACGACTGCATAATCTCCAACTGAGCCAATTGAGCCTAGTGGTGTATAATCTTCGTTTTCGTAATCTATAACGTCTGATTGACTTGTAATAACAATAGGTGTTTGTGTTGTAAATGATTGTCCGCCTGTTATAGTTTCACTTGCATTATTCCATTCCTGGATACCAAATGCACTTGAACCAGTATCTAACCAATATGTTCCTGCATCTGGAAATGCTGTTGGAACTGATGATTGAGGAACTAGTTGTTTTAAGTCTATGTCGGCTCTTACAACCCATGCTCTGTTGCTTACACCTAAATATGAATAAGCTGCTTGTAATCCGTATTCACTTAATTCTGAACCGTGAATTGGATTATTGCTTGCATCAATTTGGAAAACTGGGTCGCCAAATGTTTCAGCTAGGTCACGTTGCGATGTCATTAAATAAGGCTTACCGGCATTTTCTGCTAGTGTACCTATCGCTGTTCCTGATCCTGAAGCATTTAGTTTGTTCTCTTGCGATGCAACAAAAATTACTGGTACAGTTCCTGGTTCAGCGGGAGTGTAAAAACTCTCGTCTACTACGCTAACCTGTACACCTGGTGATACTAATGCCATTTTAATCTCCTGTTGGATAGTGTATTGTTTATTACATGTATTTACCAATTAAAAGAAAAAACTCTGTGCAAATACCCCCGAAAAAGGGACCGAAAAGGTGAGGTAAATACAGTATGCGACCATTATGTAAATGCGGACAGCGTCCGGCAGCTATAAATTATAAAAAAGGAAACAAAATTTACTATCGTAAATTGTGTGAGACGTGCCTACGCAACGGATTAGGACACGGAATACCAAAATGGAAGCAAGCAGGATATATTAAAAAAGATACTTGTGAAAAATGTGGTTATACAAGCAAGCATCAAGAACAGTTTAACGTGTTTCATATTGACGGCAACTTAGAAAATTGCCGTCCTAGCAATTTAAAAACAGTGTGTGCTAACTGTCAACGTATTCTGCAAAAAACTGGGGTGCAGTGGAAACAGGGAGACTTAATCCCTGATTTTTAAAAATAGTACGCATTAGCATTGCTACATTCTTTTCTAGACGCTTTAGATCGCCGTTGTTGTCAATTGTGTAATCACACATCCATTGTTCAATTGTCATTGAATTGTTATCTTCATGCGGCAAGTGGTCTGAACGATCTACCCAAATAGCATAATCAAAAATTTCTTCGTTTTGCATTGCAAAAAATTCACGTTTGTTGCGAAGTCCGCAGTATATGTCATGTTCTGCAAATAAATTACGTCCTAGTCTAGCAAGATCATCTTTACAATAATCATGTATCATGTCATACCATAGTTTACGATGATTGTGCCTATCTGCATAACATTCTTCTTCGTCAGTATAACTGTACTTGTCTTTTAATTCATCAAAAATAAACAATTCACTACAAAATTTAGAACTAGATTGAAATGAATATCCGTAAAGTTCTAGCATTTCGCAAACAGTGTCTTTGCCGTGTCTGCCGTGTCCTACAACAAGTAGTTTAGGTAACATTAATTAATCTCCACATAGTATAATTTTATTATATGTTATTAATGATATTTTGTCAACCTATATTACCACTTAGCAACACTTTTCAACCGTTTTTGTGAACGAATAGCATCCATAATACGAAGTATTTGTTTCTTTTTATTGCCAGGGCGATCATAATGATTTTTTGATGCCCAAGTTTGATCTGCTTCTAGTTGTTCAGCAAACTTTTCACCTAACAACTTTTCTAAGTACGATAAGTCCTCATTACTTAGGTCTTGTATCTTCCGTGAAACCATTCTGTCTATCTCTCCATGCTTGTTCGAACTGTTCTGCATAGTCGTACAAAGGTGCACCATTGCAACCGTCATACCATAGACGTTTGAAATAACCTTCTGCACTTGCTACTACTGTTTCTGGGGTGGCGTCAAGGTGGCCCTTGACCATGTAAAATAATCTGTACTCTTCTTTAAGATCATTTCTTAACATACAGTATTTACATTACTGTTACATTTAGTGCGCTAACATTGGGGTATTTTTAGCCGATTGTAAATCCGTAACCTACGCCACCAGCAACTTGCTGAATTACATCTTGCTCTAGTTTTTCCATTTCTTGCATTGCTTCATTTTTAAGATCATTACCATTAAGGGTTGACCCACCTTGTGGTCCTGCAATAGTAGCAAACTTTGAACGTGCTTCGCCTAACATATATTTACAGTTTGCCAAAGTATAATCTTTAATCCACTGCTTTGCTAGATAATCATCAAGTAGTTGCTCGTCTGGACGATAATTGTACGCCATGAGCATTAGTGTTTCGTCTGTTCTCGGACGCTGTAATAATGTAAGTTTATGTGTTGTAGGATTCCATTTGAATTCGATGAACGATCCAAACATACGTCCTACAAGTTCTTGGTATTGGCTAAACAAATCATATGTTGCTAGTCCTCCCATATTAGATGAACTTAACAGATATGTGTTAGTGTACGCAAGGTTAAATGGTTCAAACAAAGTGCCGCCGTCTCCGCCGCCTGTTCTTGATCCAATTGATCTACGAAAGATTCTTCGAACTTCAATAACTTCGTTTGGAAGTGTGTATTCATTTGTATCTTCCATAGTTTCCATAAACAAATACGATTCTTCTACACTGTTATCTGAACGCTGTCTAAATTTAGTTAATGATTTAACTAAAGCAGTTTCATAATGGATAGGATCTAGTTCGACATCGACCATGCCGCCGCCTAGCATTGCGTGGACGTAGTCAAATATTTCTTGTTTTTGTGTAGCCATATATAAAGTTCTCCGATATAGTATTTATCTTTCGATAAATATGTGTATGCCAAGACTTAGCTTATATAAACCCGAACGTGGTAACGATTTTAACTTCCTAGATAAACAAATTCTAGAGATGTTTACTGTTGGTGGTACAGACATACATGTATACAAATATATCGGTACTGATGACGGAACAACCGTTAAAGATCATACTCAAATACAAGATTTAATGTTTCTTGAAAATCGAGATAGAAAATACGATCAAGATATTTACAGACTTAGAGGCATATACAATGTACAAGATCAAGATTTTGATTTAAGTCAGTTTGGTTTGTTTTTAAGCAACGACACATTGTTTATGACAGTTCATATACGCAGCAGTGTTGAAACCATTGGTAGAAAAATTATGCCTGGTGATGTATTTGAGTTGCCGCATTTAATAGATGAATATGCAGAAAATGATGCCAGTGTTGCTCTTAAAAGATTCTACGTTGTAGAAGATATTAATCGTGCTGCTGAAGGATTTTCACAAACATGGTATCCGCACTTATATCGTGTAAAACTAAAACAAATATACGACGGACAAGAATATAAAGATATTTTAGATTTACCAGCAAGTGAAGATGCGCCCGATGGAGATACTTTAAGAGATATATTATCTACATACGAAAGAGAAATGAATATTACTACAGGAGTAATACAAGAAGCAACAGAAGAAACTCAAAAAAGCGGATATGATATCAGTCATTACTTTTCAGTATCCGTTGACGACAACGGTATAGTAGAATTAACTGAAACAAAAGACGCAGACGGTTTATCCGAGATGGCGCCGCCTGATAGAGCAGGATACAAAGGATATATTATTGGTGATTCTATTTCACCTAATGGAGAAGCATTTGGCTTTGGAGTTCAGTTTCCGGCAGAGCCAGAAACTAATGATTATTTTTTAAGAACAGATTTTTTACCTAATAGATTGTTTCAATTTAGAAATAATAAATGGAACAAAATTTACGATGTTAAACGTGCATTTGTTTACGGTGCAGATGAAACTAATACCCAGCGTGGCACATTTATTAATAATACCAATACTAATAATATAGGTGGCGAAGTAACCGAAGAAAGACAAAGTATTTCTCAAGCACTAAAACCTAAGGCGGATAACTAATGCAACATTTTTATGATGGACAAATACGTAGATATCTTACACAAATAGTTAGATTGTTTGGACAATTTAGTTATAAAGACGGTAAGGGTAGACTAGTACAAGTTCCAGTTACATACGGCGACTTAACAAGACAAGTAGGAAGTATCCTTAGAGATAATTCTGAAAATAAAATTCCTAGCGCACCAAGAATGGCTGTGTATATAACCGGACTAGAAATGGATACTTCACGTCTAGCAGATAGCAGTTATGTTAATAAGCTAAACATTAGAGAACGTGCATATGATGTAGACGGCCAAGAATATTTAAATAAAGCAGGTAAAAATTATACAGTAGAACGTATAATGCCAACCCCTTATACTCTTACTGTAAACGTAGACATATGGACTACTAATACGGATCAAAAATTACAAATACTTGAACAAATTTTTATGTTGTTTAATCCTAGTTTAGAAATACAAACAACAGACAATTATATCGATTGGACTAGTTTAAGTGTTTTAAATATAGATAACATAAACTTTAGTAGTAGAAGTATACCAACTGGTACTGAAAGTGAAATTGATGTTGCTTCGATTAGTTTAACAACACCTATCTTTATTAGTCCTCCTGCAAAAGTTAAAAAATTAGGAGTTATTAGTAAAATAATTACAGCAGTATTTGCAGATCACGGATTAGAAGTTAATATAGACGAAACTGCTTACACACAAAGTTTAGTTGAACAAAAAATTAAAGAGAACGAAGAAACAGACAAAGTTAATAGTCAACCAGATGAAGCATTGACTAATGAAAGTGCATTAGTAGTAACTACATATCAAGATTATGGATTAGAAGTGTTTGATGGTGTTGCAAGATTATTAAAGAATGGTGTTAATCGAAACGATACATGGACTGCTTGGAACATTGCGCAACCATTTACATTTGAACCTGGAATTACACAATTACGATTACAACGTGCAAACGGTTTAGAAATAGTATTTACTATTGATAGTATTGATACTACAGACGAAACACGACTTATACTAAATGCTCCTGATGCAGAAACATTACCAGCAGATTCTGTTATACCAGGTCCTGCTGGTGACAAAACATATGTTGATTATATTATAGATCCACTAAGATTTGATCCAATGCAATCGCAATCAAATAATAGACTTTTATTATTAGGTAGTATAGGTGATCCTAATAATACTAATGGCGCTCTGGCATGGAAGAATTCAGATAACTCAGATTTTGTAGCAAGTGAAAATGATATTGTAGAATGGGACGGTTCACGCTGGCACATTGTTTTTGATGCTAGTGAAGAAACTAACGAAGCATTTGTAACTAATCTAAACACACAAACACAATACAAATGGACAGGCGAGTATTGGATACTCTCTTATGAAGGAGAATATCCAAATGGCTCTTGGAGGTTTACATACTAAGATAATTATTAGTATGAAAGACATTATTTGTAGTGGTGCATTAATTTATTCTCTAAAGTCTAAAATGTTTCTATTTCTGCATAGAGCAAACGGAAGCCGTAATAATGTTTGGGGCTTAGTTGGTGGAACTAACGAAGGTTTAGAAACACCCTGGGAAGGTTTGCGCAGAGAAATTGAAGAAGAAATAGGCTCTATAAATATAAAGAAAACTATTCCTTTAGAAACATTTGTATCTAACGATTCTAAGTTCCAGTTCCATACATATCTTTGCGTTATCGAAGATATTTTTATTCCTAAACTTAATAACGAGCATGACGGATTTGCTTGGGTAGAATTTAGTAAATGGCCGAAACCTTTACACTCAGGTTTGCAAAGCACTCTCAATAGAAAAAGTAATATTACTAAATTAAAAACAGTAATCGAAGTAATAGATTTACTTGACTAATAATCATAAAGGTAGTATAATAAATTATGTCTAAAGTATTAGTTATTGGTGATTTAATAAATGATAGGTATATTTTTGGTTCTTCGACTAGGTTAAGTCCTGAAGCACCTGTACCTATTGTAAGTCAGGATCGTATAGAAGAATTTCTTGGTGGCGCAGGACTTGTTTATAACAACTTAAAAAGTTTAGGCGTCGATGCAACTTTATTAGAATACGACGATCCAAAAAGTGAAAAAACTCGTGTAATCTGTGATGGCCATTATGTTACAAGAATAGACGACGATCGTTATGCTAACGGATTAGATATTTACAATGATATTAAAAAATTAGATTTATCTAATTTTGAATATGTTATTCTTAGCGATTACAATAAAGGTGTATTAGAATATTCAAAAGATATTATTGCACATCTTAATAGTTTTGATTGTAAAGTTATTGTAGATCCTAAACGCCACGTTAGTTGTTATGACGGGGCTTGGTTAGTAAAACCTAATTACAAAGAATACAAAGAATTAGGGTTTGAAAAATGGGACGGTAATATAATTGTCACTAATTCTAGTAAAACTACTACTGCTGAATTTGATTTAAAACGTTATGTTTCGCAACCTGAACCTTTAGAAGTTAATGATGTAACCGGAGCCGGAGATTGTTTTCTTGCTGCATTTGTTTATGCGCTAACTAAAGGGTATGATTATCAAAAAGCATTAGATTTAGCAAATAGAGGATCAACTGAAAGTGTAAAACACGTAGGTACATATATTCTTACTGAAAAAGACTTGAATAAACGTATTGTTTTTACTAACGGATGTTTTGATGTATTGCACAAAGGTCATCTTACATTACTAAAAGAAGCTCGCAGTTTAGGTGATAAACTTGTAGTAGGACTGAATAGTGACGGTAGTGTAAAACGCTTAAAGGGAGACAACAGACCGTTTAACGATCTTGAAACAAGACGAGAACAATTAGAACTTATTCCGTATGTAGACGAAGTTATTGTATTTCATGAAGATACGCCATATGAGCTTATTAAAGAACTAAAGCCAGACTTAATTGTTAAAGGTGGAGACTATACTGTAGAAGAAATTGTAGGACATGATTTAGCACCTGTGCATATTGTACCTACAGTACAAGGTTACAGTACAACAAAAATTTTAGAGGCGTCTGTATGAAAATTTTAATTACTGGACACAAAGGATTTATTGGACAAAATCTAACTCTTAGATTACAAGACGAACACGAGCTATCAGGATATGAATGGCAAGCTGATTATTTGCCTGAAGTTGAAGGCTATGATTGGGTTATTCATTTAGGTGCTATTTCAAGCACAGCTGAACGTAATGTTGATAAGATCATGTTACAAAATTATGAATTTTCAAAATGGTTGTTTAATCAATGTAATCTAAAAGGTGTAAATTTTCAATATGCATCTAGTGCAAGTGTATATGGACCATACGAAAAGTTTAAAGAAGAAGATCCAAAACAACCACAAAGTCCGTATGCTTGGAGCAAGTATCTTTTTGATAGATGGGTTACTGGACTCTCAAAAAGAAACATTATAGTTCAAGGATTTAGATATTTTAATGTATACGGTCCTTTAGAAGACCACAAAGGACATCAAGCAAGTCCTATAACTAAATTTACTAATCAAGCAAAAGAAACTGGTACTATTTCTTTATTTGAAAACAGCGACAAATACAAAAGAGATTTTATTTTTGTAGGCGATGTATGTGAAGCACATAAAAAATTATTATCTAGTGATGTTTCCGACATTTATAATATAGGAACAGGAACTACTACAAGTTTTCAACAAATAGCAGACATTATTGCTAAAAAATATGATGCAAAAATTAAATATGTACCGATGCCGGATCATTTAGCAAATCAATATCAAGAGTACACATGTGCAGACAATTCAAAATTAAGTAATATTGTAAAAATTAATTTTACAACAGTAGAGGAATATATAAATGGATCAGCCAACTAGAAAGTCAGGTGTAGATCAAAAAGGTTGGGGCTACGAAATGATTTGGGCCACAAATGATTTATACTGCGGAAAAATTATGGTGTTTACTAGAGCTGGAGCAAAAACTAGTATGCACTTTCATAAAGAAAAAGACGAAACTTGGTTTGTAAACAACGGCAAATTTAAGGTTGCATACATTGATACAAAAAATTCAAAACTACATGAAAAAGAACTTAATGAAGGCGAAGTTTGGAGGAATCCTCCATTACAGCCACATCAATTAATTTGTCTTTCGAAAGAAGGAAGTGTTACAGAAGTTAGCACTCCAGATAGTGTTGAAGACAACTATAGAATTATTCCCGGCGACAGTCAAGTATTAAGCGAAGAATAAAATGTATAGCATAAACTGGAGCAATAAAAAATCAGACAACACTGTATCCGATAAAAAAGAATCTGCGATTCGATACAGTACAGATAAAACAGAAGAAGAATATAATATTCCATTCTACGATACTGTGAATAATATTGCACCAAAAGTTGTTGTAGGTTTAGATAGAGACGGTGTTATTAATGTTGATCGTGGAGACTATACCTACAAGGTAGACGACTTTGAACCGATCGAAGGTAGTTTAAAAGCAATAGCTAAAATTCGTAGACTAGGTCATAAAATTGTTATTATAACAAATCAAGGCGGTATAAGTAAAGGCATTTATACTCAAAACGATGTTGACACTGTACATAATCATATGTTTAATTTATTAGGTGAAGCAGGCTGTGCAAGTATAGATGCTCTTTATTATAGCGAAACTAGTGCTAGATGGGACCAGTATGCAAAACCTAATACCGGTATGTTTAAAAGATGTGAAAAAGAATTTCCTTTTATTAAATTTTCAAAAGGATTTTATGTAGGCGATAAAATATCAGATCTAAAAGCTGCTTTTAAAATGGGAGCAAAGCCTGTACTAGTAAAAACAGGCTACGGAAATGAAACGTTAAAAGAACTTAACAAGTTTTCTAATCAAAAAATTAAAAAGAAAACTATTGTTTTTGATAATTTATCTAGCTTTGCTGATTGGTTATCTCGTCGATAGCTATTCCAAAATTTGCACTAATAGTGGATCTTAATTCATCAGCCTTGTGTGTTGATACATAATGATCTAAACTAGCAGGAAAGAAAATAATATCCCCTTCTTCTAGCGGCGGCGTAACTCTTCTTCCCATAAACGGTTTGTTTGTAAAGCATTGTGCAAGATGTACCGGAAAATGACTGTAACTAGAATCATAAAAAGAAAAACTTGCACTGTTTGGTGGTAACTTTAACATATATGCACAGCTAATTACTAAATTTCCACCACTATGGGAATGTACTTCTTGGTATTGTCCTTTTGTATATCTATTTGCCCATGCTTGTCCGTACATTTTTTCACATGCTTCTTGTGACAATCCTATAGAATATGCATATTCGTCTACTAAATTATAAACAGTTTTAAAAAACAAATGCCAAGGAAATAAACTATTTTTTTCATCATTTTGAATTGTTGTTCTACAGTCACAATCCCAAAATGTTGCTTGATCAAAATTATCTTCAGACTCAATAAAAGGAGTAAATCCTTTTAAAATTTCTTCGTGATTAGGCATTTTTGTTTTATATACAGGTGTGCCAAAAATTACATTAAGACTCATTTTTTACCTTTACTAACTTTTTCTTTTCTGGCAAATACAAATATTCAATTTTACTTTTTGCTAGTGTATGGAATGCATCTTCTAAAGTTTCAACTAGAGGATCGCCGCCTAAATTAAAACTTGTATTAAAAATAATCGGACAACCTGTCTTTTCTTTAAAGGCTTTAATCAAATCATAGTAGTTTGCATTTTGTTCTCTGTTAACAGTTTGAATACGGCAAGTTCCGTCTACGTGAATAATAGCAGGAATCTTTTCTTCTACTCCGGGCTGACAATTAACAGCATACATCATTGTAGGAGAGTTTTTCATACCTCGCAAGTCAAACCATTCATGCACATCTTCTTCTAGAATAGATCCTGCAAATGGGCGGAAATATTCTCTGTTTTTAACACGATTTACAAAATCTTTTCCGTCAGGATCTGTTGGATCATAAAGAATACTTCTATTACCTAATGCACGTGGGCCGTTTTCACTACGTCCTTGAAATATTGTAACAATATTTTTGTTTGTAATTAAGTCGATAACATCTTCATTAGTAGCATCTGTAACTTCGGCAGAGTATTTTTTTGCTAGTTGTTGGATATCACCTTCTGTAATTTTATAATCTGGTCCTAGATAAACAGTTTCAGCTTGAGAATCAATCGACATATCTTTAGTAAGACTTCTATGTAACCACAATGCTGCACCCATTGCAGTGCCGCCGTCATTTGAAACCGGCTCTACATAAAGATTAATATCATTGTCTATCTCTTTTAAATAATGATAATTTGCAACACAATTCAACCCATATCCACCGCTTATAACAACATTTTTAATTCCTGTAGATTCAACAGCATGTTTTATTAGTTGAGTTACCGCTGCTTGAGATTCTACTTGTACTGCATATGCCATATCTCTTCTATTTTGGCATAGTGTTGCATCTTCTTCACCTTTGTCAATCAAATAACTATATAAATTTTCGTTTAGAATAGAACCGTTTGGATATCTCGGAACAAATAAACTTCTATTACTTACTGGAATAGGCAAATCAGTATATGGATCAAATACCGGAGGAATTAAATCATTAGGTTTACCATATGGAAATAATCCCATAGTTTTTCCAGCTTCAATGGCATCCCAGCCACAGTATTCTGTTACACCCTCATAACACTTAACAATGCCTGCTCTATCAGATAACGAAGTTGAAAATTTACCTATTTCTTTACCAAAAATATCTTGATCAGGTGCTGTAAGTTCTGCTGTTGGCAGATAGTCTCTACAACCCATAGTTTTAAAAAGAGTTTGTATATTGTCTGGATATGTACATTTATATAATGTTTCAGTTTCCCACATATGTTTTATAGATCCGTCAACTTCTAAATCAAAACAAGTCCCAGCACCGTCAACAATAACTGCTACTGCTTCTTCAAAGCCACTTCTATAAAATGCTAAACTGGCATGCATTTTATGATGTAGTTTAGATACATCGATTACTTGTGGATGCGGATCCCAAGGCGGAGAATACTCTATTAGACCTACTTTTCTAGCAAGACCTGTGTAAATATCCTCAGCAGTATAATCAACTCTACCAGCTGTTTCTGCAAGAGTTTGTGTATGCGATATTACCATGTAATCAAGTTTGTCTGTATACTCTAAAATTTTTAGAATTGACGCTAACGGTCCTCCATCGTACTTTTTACGAGTAAGTCTTTCTTCTTCAATAGAAAAAACTATTTCTCCATCTTTTAATAAGCATACTCCAGCATTGTGTCCTCTAGCAAGTCCTGCTATCCACATACTCATACATTTTCTCCGAAATTTTCTTTTGGTTGTTTAGGTGCAGTCTTAATAGACTTACCTACAGTTTGTTTAATTGATTTTACGATATCATTAATATGTTCTTTGCTCATATTCATTGCTTTATCGTTTAATCTATCTGGTTCTTCTTCAGTACTTACACGTATAGGACTATAAACTCTTCTACCGTCTCCTATATCAAACACTGTTATATCTTTGTCATTTAGATAAGTTGTGTTGATAGGAAAAGTACTTCCTGTAATTACAGTTGCTTGTTTTCCTAAAGATTTAGCAATATGTTGTCCTACACTGTCACAACCTAAGAAATGATCAGCTGCTTCTATTACACCTGCCCATATTCTAATATCCGGTATTTGAGGTTGTGCAAGCGGAGTGTTATCGCCGTCTTCATTATAAAATGGTAAGGGAAGTTCACTCATAATAATAACACCATAATCTTGTTTCAGTTGATTAGCAATATCAAGCATATCTTCTGCTCTAAAACTTCTAGATGTTTGGTCTATTAAACTTTCTTCAACACCTCGGCCAAATGGTTGTATTACAATAACTTTATTAAATCCAGTAACATCTTTTACTTCTTGTACTACTGATTTTCCATTATGCTGTTCTGATTTATTAAGATATATGTTAGGTATAGGTACTTCTCTTATGCCTTGTTTATTAATTTCAATATCAAATGCTTGTGCAAGACTACATTTTTGATTATAATATTCCCATATACGATATGGTTCTGGACTTACACAATTTCTATCTTTGATATATTGTTCAAATAATCCTTTATGCCATACATCGTATGCACGTCTATGAAGTGTAGGATGTCCTTTATAAAAGTCAGTTCCGCCTTCGCAAACAATAATAAAATCGTCATTTGGATTTTCTTTTTCATATAGTTCAAGTGCTGGAATTGAGGTTATAACACGACCGGCACCGCCGTTAATAAAGAATGCTGTAGATCTAGTCATTAAGATACCTTTTTGTAATTACAAAATATTTATAGTACACTTGATCCTATAATTACAAAAATGGTTTCATAAAAAAAGGCTGTACAAATATACAGCCTTTTAAGTTTTATATGTAACAGTTATTCACCGTATGGGTTATTAGAATCATAGCCTTCAACGCCATACTCTTCATTTAGTTCATCACACTCTGGCCAACAAGAATCAACAAAGATTAAATCAATTCCTGCATCTTGCATTACTTGCGGAAAGTCTCTAAGACGTTGCTTGTATGTTTCGATGCCTGCGGCTCTGTCTGCATCTACGCTTGAAAAAACCATTGCCGGTGCATCTGCTTCGGCAAGTCTTTGGTTTCTCTCAACTTTTATCATAGGCCATGTCTGAGGTAGTCCCATTACATCTACGTTTGAATTTTTATATAGGTCTAACGAATTAGTTTCAAAGTTCCATATAGATTTTTTATCATCGTATAACTCGTCTGGATGAATTGGATATTCGTATGAAAAATGTCCATACCCTTCAATCGGAGTTGCAGGGATTGTTTTTTCACCAGGAGTTTCCTCCCAATCTTCTAAATCTTTATAATTATCATGATAATCTGATAAAACTTCAGCACCCAATGGATCTACAGTAGCATCGAGTTTAATAAGTTCTACTTCTTCTGGAATTTGACTAAAATCTTGTGTGATTTCTCTTGCTTCAAATTCTCTCCATACAGACTCAAATGATCCTACAGGATTTGCTCCTTCCGTATCCTTCCAAGCATAAAAATAAAGATACTTAGGTCCTTTATATGTCATACTAATTGTTTCTGTTGTTTCACCGTCTAGATAATTATCATTAGGACAATCATATGTATAATTTACCTCAACCCACTCAGTACCGTGTTCATCAGTATCTGTTATAGTACGATAATCAACTACTTCGCTTTCTAATTCATCATTTAAATTGTCATCAGCCATTAATTATCTCCAAGTAATTCTTACTAGTCCAGGATTTCCAGGTGTACCTCTACAGTTTCCTAAATCCTGTCCACACGTTGCTTTAATTAGATTTGACCCTGCCTTGGCAATTTGTCTAAATCCTTTACAACAATTTGTACAACCGCAGTACTTAGTACCTGTCTGCATAGCATATTCGTGTCTATTTTTAATACCCCATGATTCTGATGTAGCACTTGCTCGTGAACCACAGTTCATGTTTGATCTGTATCTGTTAAAATAAGATTCGTTACCTAAGTCAACAAAATCCCATTTACAACCAATACATAGTCCTAAGTTACACATGCCTTCACTTCTGTTACCTTGGTTGATACAGAAGCATACACAATATAGATTGTATCCGCCTCTTCCGCCCGGTACACATCCGCAACATATACCCGATCCGCTAAACCAACTACCACATCCTCTTGGTGCATCACAACAAGCCGTAAAACACCCACAACCGTTATTGGTTGTACCATTGCCGCCTGCTCCTACACAGTAGTTGTAACTACATCCTGGTACAAACTGTCCATCAATTCTTCTAATAGTCTTCCGACCATAATATCCAGCATAAGCGCCACAACTTGCAATGTCGCAGAAACAGTTTCTACAACATTGGCCTGCTCCCGAGCCGCCGCCACTCCATACTTCAAATGTTATCTCTGATGCACACGTTGGTGCCGACCAACTTCCGCAACGTCCGCAGTGCGCTCGACATCCGTGCGGACCGTTACACACTGAGCATGTATTAAAACATTGAAACATGCCCCCAGAGGTAACACCTTGTGTTCTTTGGCACGTTCCGTCTGGAAATCTAATACCATCTGCGTATAAACAAGTTGCCATTTATTCCTCTCCTTTTAAACTATTTATTTCTGCTTTTAGTTCTTTGATTGCTTCAACTAATAATGGTACAAGTCTTTCGTATTGCAATGTTATGTAGTCATTGCCTGAAATACTTTCACCTTCTTCTCCTCTATCAAATGGAGCATCGTGAATCACTTGAGGAAGAACTTTTTGAACCTCTTGCGCTATTAAACCTACTTCTTCGACTTCAGCACTAAATCCAGCTTCAATGGCTGTTTCATTCCAGTTATATGTTATACCGTTTAGTGACATAACTTTATCTAATGCACTGTCAATGTTTTTAATATTTGTTTTAAGTCTTGCATCTGAAGTATTTGAAATAATATTTTCAGTAGCAGTAATACGTCCTGCAACGTTTGGATCTGCTGTGTTAACACCAATACAACGTACACTTGTAAGATTTTTGCTTGAGTCAAACAAATCATTGCCTGCCATTTTAATAGCACCAACGTTTACGTTAATACCTGTATCGTCTAAAATTTGGAACCAAATTTTATTTGAATCTTCTGGTTCTTTAAAGTCTAATCCTTCAGGTGTTGCAAGTATTTCACAGTCAACGCCTGAGTCACTTGAACCATTAAATGTAATACCTGGATTAGTAGTACCGTATAAGTTTATTTTACCGCCGTTATTATTAATAGTACCGTTAATAGTATGTGAGTCACTTGTTGCATTACCTAGTGTGCCGTTACCGTTATAACTAAAGTTACCACTTGCACTTAGACTTGTAAATGCACCTGAACTAGCACTACTTGCACCGATTGACATATTGTTAATTGTACCACTACCCGGGTTAAGTGTTAGTGACCCTGCTGGTGATATAGTAACTGTACCTGTACCACTTGGTGACATAGTTACGTTAGCATTATTTGGTGAAAATGTAACTGTTGAGTTAGCATCGAGTGTTGTAAACTGTCCAGTACTTCTTGATACGTTACCAATTGCGCCTACAAAGCCGCCTCCTGAATAAACACGTTTAGCAATACTTGCACCACCTTCACAACGTAACTGTCCTGTGTCACCTGTTGCATTTGTTGCTTCACCTGTGCCTGTAATATCTACTACACCACTTGCTGTTACACTTGTAAAAGTACCTGTATTGCTACTTACGTTACCAATTGGACCTTGGAAACTACCTGAATAAAGTGCTCCGCTTACACCTAATCCGCCTGTTATAACTACTGTACCTGTTGTAGTATTAGTTGATGCTGTATTTGCTGTAAATGTTGTTGCACCGCTTGATGTTAGTGTAGTAAATGCACCTGTATTAGCTGTACCGCTGCCAACTGGCCCATTGATTCCGCCTGCGTAGATTGATCCACCTACGCCTACACCACCTGTTACAACTACTGCACCGCTTCCTGTTCCTGAACTTGCTGTTGCAGAGCTAAGTGTTACATTACCACTTGCGTTAAGTGTTGTAAATCTACCAGTTCCTGGTGTTGTAGCACCAATATTCATGCCATCTATTGTACCTGCACTGTCAGAACTAATTGTTACTGTAGTACCTGATCCTATTACTACTGGACCATCTGGATCTATAGTAACTGCTGAACCTGCATCTGTTGGAGAAATTGTAACAGTTTGTCCTGACGTTGTAAATTCAATGTTACCTGGAAAACTTGTAGTTTCTCCTGCATCACCGATTGATACTGTACCCGTACTAGAACTTAAATTTAAGTTTCCTGCAGGACGAATAGTTGCTTGTCCGCCTGGCTGTATTGAGACGGAGGATTGCGGACTAATGTCAACTGTTCCTGTTCCTGTTGGTTTAATTTGTATGTTTTCATCTGCAGGATTAAGTTCTACTGGACCATCTGCATTTAGTACATCATTAAATGTAACTGGTAATTCAAATACTGTAGTACCTGCTAACGCACTTGTTAGAACGTAATTAGTACCGTCTGATGTTAAAGTATAAGTTGAGTTTGTTGGAATATCAATCTCAGTACCTAGTGTAACACCGTTACCAGTAATTTGTCCTGCTGCTGTACTAAGAGTAATCATATCAGCAGTAGCATTATAAAATGTTTGTTTGCTACCAGGGAAAAATACAGGACTTACCATTTCAACTGTATATCCCGGAGTTCCGGTTAAACTGATAATTCCACCTGTAAACGCATAGGTAAATTCTGTTGCTCCGGTTACTTCTAGCGTTTGTGGTGCTGTATTATAACGTGCCATTCTTTATTCCCCTAATTACGTTGTAGATGTTTCAATGCCGTACACAGTAACTCCAACATTTGATGCATCTGTGTTTACTACTATATTTAGTCCACCTTGCATAACTAAGCCTGTGCGTTCAAACACACCGTTTGGAATAATAATTGTATTCCATTCGATCCATTCTTCATCATTTGGCACGCCTGTAGTTGCCATTGCTAATTTCATTGAAATAGCGTTTTGGTTTCTATTAGTAATTGAAACGTTTGCTACTGCATATGTACCGACCGGAACAGTATATACAGTGGTGTCTGTATTTAATGTTAAGTCTTGTACTCCTAGTCTTCCTGTTGCCATTTTTAATTCTCCGTCCTTATCTGCTTAAGAAGTATCCAAGTGCTACTGGAGCTCCATCAATACCACCTGTAAAATTCATTTTTGCTTTAATATTTAGCTGTCCGCCACTTGTAGTTGTTATTTCATCATTTGCAATGAATACAACACCTGCTGTAAGTGTGTTAACGTTCAAGCTACTCTGACCGCCACCAATCTGTGCTGTAATGTAGCTCTTAATTGCACGTTGCGTTGGAACAATACTATCACTATTTTCAGTAAAGAATGGATCTGTACTGAACTGTGTAATAATTGCTGATCCAATACCAACAGCAATACCACCAAGTTGCAATGACTGCAAGCCTGCTAAGTTAAACGCATCAGCATCCAACGTCGCAGTACCTGTTGACTGTTGAACTCCAAACAGTCCGCCAACGTTAAAGTTACCATCTTGGTCAGTACTTGTAAAGAACACTCGACCACCGCCACTACTTAATTGTTGTCTATTAATATCTGCTGTAGTAATATCAACAAATGGATAGTTCGTTTTAGCTTGGTTTCCTGTACCAATATACAAGAAGTCATGTCCAGTTAGTCGTACTTGTGAGTATTTGTTAGTTGTAACAACTCTTGTACCATCTTTTGGTGCATTTAATGTTACTAGTCCTGGACTAATTTGGAAAGTTGCTGTATAACTTCCAGGTTGTCCTATAACATTACTAATTGTAACTAGTTTGTAATATGATCCAGGAATATTATCAAACTCAACATTTGATCCAGGTTCTGGTAATTCAAACAAGCCTCTTAGTGCAATAAATGTGCTTGGTTGATACAAGTCTGCGTTACCGTCGCCGCCTAGCTCTGCTGTTGCTGTTGTATAACCTGCACCTCTATTAGTAAATGTTGGGTTAGCTAACGCACCATTTCTAATTCTCGAATTAACAGCTACATCGATAGTTGCGTTCGGATCGCCAATTGTTGCTTTTGGACTTCCTGCAAATGTTGCTGTACCTATAGCAGTTGGTGCTACAGTTTCAATATCAAAACTTGCTCCTCCATCAAGTAAGCTAATTTCTATATCTGTTCCAGCTATTGCCGAAATGTAGTACTTGACTTCGGAATCAATACCAATTGCTGCTAAACCGTCTCCGTCAAAGTTGATAGGTTGTCCTACAAACAAGTTAGACACTGTGTTTAGTTCAATTGTGTTTGGTGCAGTTGTACTTACAATAGAACCTTGTGTAAATCCTGAACCCGGTTCTCTTAATGTAAATGCTACAATAGAATCTGTATCTACATAAGTTCTACCATTTGGTCTAGCACCAGTTTCAATCCACTTTGCACCATTGCTGCCGCTACTAGTAACAGCAGCCCAGATTGGAACATTACTTGGATTACCAAATGCTACCGCTGCAAACCCAGCAGTATCACCTGTAGTTCTATCTGTCCAAATAACACCGTCTTGTGAAGTTGCAAAAGTACCTCCAATTGGTCCTGATGCTAAAAATAGTCCTTGACCATATTGTACATCACTCCATCCTGATGAACTAATATTAGCAAGTGATGTTGATCCTGCTGACCAGTTTTGACCAAAGTCATAACTTATAGCCTGTTCACCTGCTGAACCAATTGCAACAAAACGTCCATTACCGTATGCAACCTTCATCCAATTAGTTGAAGAACCAGGTAATGCGCCACCTACAGTCCAAGTAATACCGTTTGAGCTATAAGACGTATATCCGTTATCGTTAATAGCAACAAATGTTGTACCACCATATGCTACACTTACAAAAGTACCTGCAGGTGGTGTAGTATTATCACGTGATACCCAGTTTTCGCCGTCTGTTGATGTTCCTGCTGATCCTGATCCGCCTGTACCACCAACTACAACCCATACACCGTTACCAAATGCAATATCATTAAAGTTTGAATTTGGTAGTGCTGAACCTGCTGCCCAAACAGCGCCAGGAGCATCTGTTTGTGTTAAGTATGCATTATTAGTTGATCCAGGAGCAATAGCAACCCATCTAGCATCTTCATCAGTAATTGTTACTGTTGGTTGTGAAGTATAACCGGAACCTCTAAGTAAAATACCATCATTATCTTCGTCAATAGTAATAGTTGCTACACCTCTGTTATCAAGTGTTGCAGTTACTTCAGCTTGTACTGAAGCTCCTCCGCCTGTGATAGTTACAGTTGGAGCAGTTAAGTAGTTATTACCTTTTGTGTCAACAATAATTTCAGTAACCTTGTCTGTTTCAGCAGTTACTGTCGGTGCTTGTGAATAACCTGCACCAGTACTTGTAATGATAATCTCTTGGATAATACCGTCTTTAACTGTTGCAACAGCACTTGCGCCGCCGCCACCTGCTGTTGGCGTAAACACAATAGTCGGAGCAGTTACAAAACCAGTGCCGCCATTAATTACATTTACTCTTGCAATCTGTGTCGGACCTGGTAAACCAATACTATTAATTTCACCTAGCTCTGCTTCAAGTATTGCACCTGAACCACCTAGTCCGCCGATAACTGCTGTTGCTGTTGCTCCTGTGCCGCCGCCAAATGCGCTTGCACTCCAGTTACCTGTTGCTGGTAATACACCAGCTTGTACCCAAGTTTTACCATCTAATGAGTAATCAGTTTGTGTACCATTATTTGGTAATGCTATATATCTACCCATTGCAAAATCAACTCTATCAAAACCAATAGCGTCTGCTGTAGTAGTATTATTTGCAGTAAATCCTGGCTCTGTATAATGTACTGACGGTTCAATAGTATAACCAGTTGTTAAGTCTAGCCCTGCTACTGCTGCTTTACCTGGAATAACATTATCCCAACCAGCTGTATACATTGCAACACTTTGACCTGTTGTAGTTATTAGTGTTGCTGCTGCTCCTCCAACGGAATCACTTAGCTGAATAGTGCCGTCTAAGTTATTTGTAATAACGTAGTAAACATTGCTAGGTGAATTACCTTCATCTAAACCGCCTACACTTGCATTTAAGTAAACTGGATCATCTACGCTAAGATGCTCATAGTTTCCAGTTATAGTAACAATGTTTGTCGTTGCAGTTGTAGCAGTAATTGTAAATGGCTCAATGCTTGGTTTATAAACAGTTGCATTTTTAGTACCATTATTAAATCGTAATATCTTAGCATACTGTCCTACACCTGAACCTGCTGTAATTTGTACATTCATTCCTGAATATGCATTACTTAGAGCAAAGTCAGTAGCAGCTAGTGTGATATATGTTGGATCGCCGCCTTGCGCAACGTTTTGAGCAGTTACATAATCCTCACCGCCGATACCGTTGCCATCGTTTAAATCGATGATACGTGTTTCAACAACAGCACTATCTCTAAATTCATCATCGTCTGCTGCTGCATTAAATCCTGTACCACTGATTGCAAATTCTGCATTGGTGTAATCTCTACCAGCGTTGCTGAACTCAAATCCTAGAACTTCTTCTTCTCCGTCTGTTGCTACACTATATATTGTTGCTTCTTGTGATAAGTTATCAACTATTGCTGTAATTGGTTCTTCACCTGTGTCAGTACCTTCAGCAATAACACCATATGTACCATAAGATGAGTTACCATTTGTAGCACGAATACGTCCGCCAAAGTCTGCTAAGTAACCTGAATAGTTATAGTATGCGAACACAGAAACAAGTTCTGTTAATGAGTTGTTACCGCTACACCATACGCCAATACCATCACTTAGTACTTGTGTAAAGTCGTTTGAAACAATAGATCTGTTACCGCCTGCGTGTAACGCACCGTCAATTTTACAACCAACACAACCAACACCAAATGTTGTTACGTTTTGTACATAACAAGATTTGTTAGTTACCCATGCTTCGGTATCATTTGGACCAAACCCTGGATCAAGTGATACATAAGAGCCTGCTGTTGGACGTCTTGTTCCAAAGTCATTAAGTTCTGTTAAGTTTCCACGTAGTCCATTAACTGTTTGGTTACGTACACCAGTTGCGTTTCTTACATGATACATATCTGATTTTTCAGAACCATTAACCGCATTTAAGTATAGCTCACCTGCTTTCCAAACTTTGTGATTTCCTGGATATTGTAAATCGTATACAATAGCATCAATATAACGCTCCATGTCTCTACGGCATAGAGCAGGATCATATGCATATCTAGCAACACTAGATCCAGAAGCTACATCAAGTACTAGAGGTTCGCCGCCTCTGGTATCAGAAATTTCAACACCTGTTGTATCTACAATAGATGAAACATAATAAGTTTGTCCTGCTACTAGTTCGCCAAATGCATTTTCGTCAAACACAATAGGATCGTTAACTATTAAGTTGTGGGCACTAGTGAATCTAATAGTTCCTGGAGAACCTTCAATGTCAGTTACAGTTCCACCATAACTTTGTGTGATCCAAGCTGTTGCCTCGTTTGCTAAGAAGTTTCTATTTGCTTTAAGTATATCAACAGCATTGATTGTTTCTGTATCACCGAAGTACGTAATAGTTCCATGAATTTCTGGAGTGTTTCCGTTACCTTTGTCTAGCATATTAATAATAATATCCATTAACGAATTAGTACGCTTTTTAGCTAATGCACTACCGTCAATGTATGTAGCAATTACATTTTTTAGTTCTCTATAAGATTGTACAGTAGCATTCTTTTGCGCTCCTAAAACTAAGTCTGCTTGTGTACCTCTATAGTATGCCTGTGCAACAATTTGTGTTAAGTAGTTGGTGTTATTCATCATATCTCTACCAACTGCTTCTACAATATAACCTACATCTCTTTCACACTTAGCTACATCATAGTCAAGTGTTGGATACTTATCTGCAATAAATGATGTAATAGCTGCCTTAATTGAAGATAAAGAACCAGTTAAGTTTGTGAACTGCTGTTGTAATGTTCCAGAAACACCAGTAATGCTACCTGTTTGATAAATGTATGCAGTAGCAATTATATCGTTTTGATCATCTGCTTCATAAGTAGGTCCATTAAAGTATCCTGACAAAGTAAACGTTGTTGGATTAACAATGGACTTAACATAGTATGTTTCAAAGTCTTGGAACTCGTCTAAGAATTGGACAATGTCGCCTACACGTAAGTTGTGATTAACGTCACAAATAAACCCATTACTAGATATGCCAGTTACTGTAACACGAGGTCTTAATTGTTGATCGTTTATGCTATCATAAACTATTGTCATTAATTCTTCAACTTTAGCTAAAGATCCGGCATCACCTACTGGCTGAAGTGAATCTCTTATTACTGGTTCAACATATCCTTGTAATGGTCCTGGACTTACGGCACTGTTTACTGCTAATCCAGTAACAATTTGTTTTGCATAATCATATGCAGCAAGTGTAGCAGTTTTCTCATCTTCGCTAATAACTAATTCATTATCACCGTTAATGTCTTTCTGATAGTAAAATTCTGCAAATTTTACTGATGCATAATTACTGTTATAAGTTAAATCATATCTTAATGCATCAACTAACATTCCAACATCTCGTTCACACTTGGTTTGATTATATGTTAGTGATGGATACTCTTGATTTAAAAACTCAATTACTTCAGCTGTTACATATGCTTTATTTTCCCAAATAATGCTTGCTGCTGCAACATCTGCTGTGTCAGCATCACTAGGTTCAACCCATTTAGCAACTGGAATTTTGCCGCCGTTAATGTAATTTGTTAAGTCTTCAATTAATAAGTTTACTGAAGCGTTTGCTGATACTGTTGCAACACGTCTTACTTTTTGTGCCATAAACTCCATGCTACCAACAGTTGCATATAGTTCATTATTAACAACTTCTAAAGCAGATGCAATAAGTCTATAATAACTCATTCCAGCTTTTGTAGTTGCAAAGTTTGATCCGGTATATAAATCTCTAGCAAGTGCATCAACAATTAACCCTGCATCACGTCTGCAAGTATCTTGATTGTATTCTAGTTCTTGATGGAATTTTTCTACCCAAAACACAACATCTTCAACAATTTCATTTTTACGATTTAAAATTCTATTATACGCTGTTGTTGTTTCAATTTGCTGCCAACTATTTGCAATTTCGATAGCAGTGTTTGCTTCGCCGTTGTTAATATAGTCAAGTACATCTTGTACTCTATCTTCAGCAAATTCAATTGATGCTGCGTTACCCGGAGTACCGCTTGTATCTTGTACTTCTGTTACACCTGGGCTAGTAGTTACAGTAGTTTCTGCAATGACTTCTGCAACAACAACTTTTAATCTTGCATACGCTGCAAGAGTTGCTGGAAGTTCGTTTGCACTAATTGTTAGTACAAAGTTTGAATAGTATGCGCTACCTGCAATCTCTGACTGTGTATTACCGCCATATGTTAAATCATAACGTACTGCATCAAGTATATAACCTACATCACGGATGCAACGATCTTGTCCGTCAGCACTAATAGATCCCCATATAACATCGTAACCGTTATTAGAATCTTCTAACCAATGACGTATTTCATCTTGGATAAATGCATGGTTAGCAACAATTTGCGCTGCTGCATCACCGTATGTTGTAGTAACACCAGTTGTGTTTGATGCTGTAGCATAAGCAGTATCACTAAAGTCTACTGTATTGTAACCCGGTGCTGTTGGAAATACAGTTGGCGGTAATGCTGCTAAACCGTTTTGAACAATGGTGTTCATATCTTTAATTAGTTTGTATGCACGATCGCCATCTTTTCTAGTTCCAGGTTCGGATATAACTCCGATAGTAAGTTCTGTTATTGCTGAATTTAAGAATCTAACAGTTGATAGTGTTTCTTGTAGTTGACTATTTAGAACTAGTTCTGTTGATACTGTACCTCTACGATATGCTATAGCATTTTGTACTGACAAGTAATTACTATCAAAAATTACGTCATAACCAATACCGTCGATCATATAACCAACATCTCTTTTGCAAAGATCTTTGTTATATGTTAAAGTAGGATACACAAAATCAATATAATCAACTAATGCATCTTGTATAACCGGAGTTCTTTCTGTTAACACATTTTTTAATTTTTCTAAAGCATTGTCAGTCCAAGCAGTTGAAGGCTTAATTAATGCTGGAGCTAATGCAGTGTCAGCAGTATTATAAATTTCTTGTGTTCTGTCTTGAGCAAATGTACCTGCACCAAGTGAACCTGCTGTTCCATTAGTATCCTGTGTATCGGCATTACTTGTAGATTTTGTAATTGCATTACCTTGTGCAATATCTGAAATAATATCTATAAGTCTTTGCTGTGCATCAAGTGTTTCGGTTTTTTGACTTGCACCTCTTACAAATGCGCCGTCTAAATCATAAAATAATCTAGATTGAATAATAGTTGCTAAGTTACCTCTATATGTTAAATCATATTTTACTGCTTCAATCTGTTCATCTAAATCTTCTAACCACTGTGCTTTTGAATCTGAGTCTAAACCTACCCAGAATGCACCATGGTTATCTGTCATATATGCATCTATTTCAGAAATGATAAAGTCTTTGTTAGCAGTAATAAGTCTACGTGCATTAAAGAATCCTGTATCATAGTTTGTTGGATCAGTGTATGTATAACTAGTTGGAATTGAACCTGATCCGTTTTCTAAAATATCTATAATTAAGTTTGTACTTTCATCTACTTTTGCTGTTCTAGTTGAGTAATACTTAATTCTATCTCTCGTATATTCAATTGTTCCTAGTGTTGGTTCTAGTTGACTATCAATTACAAGTTCTGCAGAACTAATTGCTCTACGATAAGACATGCCTGCTTTTAGTGAACGGAATGTACTTCCAAATAAAACATCATATTCTAAAGCGTCTACAATATAGCCAATGTCTCTTTCACACTTAGCTTGATCATAATCTAGATCCGGATAATTTTCATTAACCCAGTTAGTTGCACCTGTTTGAATACTAGATTTTACATTAGTAAAATCTGTAACTATAGATTGTACAACAGTATCAGTCCAGCTAGTATCTGGAAGTATCGGTGTTGGTAATGTACCGTCTGTGTCAATAGTATCATAAATTTCTTGAATACGTGCATCTGCAAATGTTTCTGCACCTGCACTACCTGCTGTTCCTGAAGTGTCTTGAGTTTCAGTATTTCCTGCTGTCGGAGTAATTGTTGTTTCAGTAATTACATCTCCGATAATTGATTTTAAATGTGCGTATGTAGCAAGCGTTTCTGCTTTTTTACCAGTACCGTAAACTGGGTTACCATTTACAAAATAACTTCTTGCTGCTACTGTAGTTTCTAAATTACCGCCATAAGTTAAATCGTAACGTAGTGCATCGATAATATATTTTGTGTCTCTTTCACAGTTTGCAGTATCAAATGTAAATAATGCATCAAATGGTGCAATAGTATTATCAACTTGGAATTGAATCCAGGCTGTTTGTTCTGCTACTATGAAATCTCTGTTTGCTTCAAGTTGTGCAACAGCGTTTGCAAATCCCGCATCGCTTGCGTTGTTTGTACCGCTTGTAGGTGTTGGACCAACTTCTGGTAAGTCTGGTACAACTTGTAACCCATTTGCAAGTACATCAGTTATAACTTCAACGCCATTGTTTAGTCTGTTTGTTGAAGCTGTGTTTCCAGCATATCCGTTTACATACTGCTGATCTACGTTATTTCCAGTAGTCTTAGCAATCTCAACATTTTGTAAAATGTCATCAGCTACGTCTTTAATTCTGTTTAATGCACTGGTTGTTTTGTTTACATCATTTGCTAATTCTGGTATTGCTGTTTGAGGTTGTACAACACTTGTACGTAGTTCGTCTCCTACTACCGCAGTATATTCCGGAAGAATCATTGGAAGTACTTCGTTGTATGTACCTGTTTTAATAAACACTGTAGTATTTGGAAGAATAGGTAATGCAATAGCAGTGTTAGAACCTGCAACAATACCGTTTACAACAATGTCTAATAATTCATTTGCTTTTGCTGCGCCAACTTCTTCAGCAGTTAAATTAAAGTCGATAACTTGCTGGGCTCTATCTTCTAACTCAATTCCAATTAATGACTGATAACTAACTGGAGATCTATTATTAAGAACTGTTGAAACAAACTCTTTTAATTTTGTATAAACCTCTTCGTTAATTTTTTTCTGTTCTTGAACTTCTTGAGAAACATAATTGTTACTTTCAACACTAAATGTGTAAGTATTTACATAATACAAGTTAGTTGCTGTTGTGGTTTTTAATGTGCCACCTCTTGAAATATCGTAGATTAGTCCGTCAATAATAGTAGCGCAATCTGCTTCTAGATTATCAAAGTTTACAGATGCGTTACCTTCCATAGTACCTGTATCATCTGTAAGTATTAATGATATACCACCTTGGGTGTCACTAATTCTAAATTCTGTTGAACTTACAATAGCATCAACATAATATTGTGTTCCAGCTGTTACGCCGCCTAATGTTCCATCAAATACAATTGGTATGCCGTCACGTAATTTTTCTGTGCTATTACATGTAAAAGTACGTGTACCACTTGCAGAAGCAGTTATAGTAACTTTATAATTATTCTTTACCCATGCTGTAGATTCTTTAATTAAGAACTGTTTGTTATTTTTTAGAATATCTCTAGTTTGAGGGTTTAAATAACCTTCTCTAATTTGATCTAGTGCATAGCGTACACTTGCCCAAGGTTTGTCGATTGTTAATCCAGATTCTGGTGCAGGCGTATCTGTACCTAAAGGACCAACATAAACAACATTATCAATTAGTCCATAGTTTGCCCAGTCTGGGAAACCATCTGTTGCACGAAGAATCTGACCATCAACACCGATTGGTAATCTTGTTGGACCGTTGTTACCAAAGTAAACTAAATCACCTTCTGCTTCGAGTGCTAGTGCTTCAGACCCGATTGTTAAGATATTCCAATAATCTGCAACTAGATCGTTATCTGGTCTGTTTGCAGTTTCTGATGTGTGTTTTTGTGTACAAATAAATGAACTTGCACCATAAATTACAACATCTCCTACATGATAATCGTTAGCAGGTACCCAAGTAGATGAATAACCAGTATGTGTAACTGTGTCAATGACACCGCCTGTTTCGCCTGTTACAGTAACTACAATGTCGTTTGCAGGAGTTGTTCCTCCAACATCTGCACCCGAAATTACAATAACATTATTCTGAGCATAACCTGTACCAGCATATCCTGTTGATATACTGACTGTGTAAACTGTATTTGACTTAACAACATCAAAACGTGCTCCTGAACCACTGCCTGATTCGTTAGTACCAGAAACTTGTGAGAAAGACTCAGTACTTCTTGTCCAGTTAATACCAGAGTTTAGTCTACTCCAGTAAGTATCGTTCGGTGGTTCAAAATCTAAACTATCTGCAATAGCTACATAGGTATTACCGCCAAGTCTTACTACATCACCAACTTTATAAGAATCTAATGAGCTCCAATCACCTTGGAATGCAAATCCTGATGTAAATACTTCCCAATCATCTGGGCTTGCAGTTGGCTGTGCATTTGTATTGTTTGTTTTAGCAACATATACATAGCCACCGTATGTAACTGTGTCTCCTATTTGATAGACTGTAGAATTATCCCAGCTATCTTCAAATTGGAAGCCTTCGATAAAGACATCCCAGTTTACTTCGTCTGAAATAAAATCATTTGAAACATGCGGTGCAGTACAAATGAAAACGTTTCCGCCGTATTTTACAACATCATTAACACGGTAACGAGTTGTAGTTACCCACTCGCCTAAATATACAAGTCCGTCGCTGAATAACGTCCATTTACCTTGATCGGCTTCTAAGCCTAATGCTACTGTGGCAGAAGAAACGTGAGCAGTGTTACATACATAAACATAACCGCCATATCTTACTAGGTCATTAATTTTATAACGGGTATTTATTGTCCAATCACTTTTCCAATCAAAAGATGTAGCAAACGGTGTCCACTTATCTAAGTCTGCTTCAAGACCTAAATAATCAGGATCTGCAAATGTTGCTGATGTATGTCCTGTTTCAGCAATATAAACAATAGCACCATAACGTACAACGTCACCTGGTGCATATGTAAATTCTGGTTGCCAATCACCTTGCCAACTTGTACCATCTGATACAATATCCCATTTTGGAATTTCGTTATCAAAATCTGCTTGGAAATCTGTTGATGCAGTATGGTTTCTAATACATATGTATGATTTACCGCCAAAACTTACAACATCGTCTGCGACATATGCTCGTTCTGCTGCCCAGTCACCCTGCCAAACAAATCTAATTCTACCTAGTTTAAACTCTGCCATTTTTTATATAACTCCGTGTTCTTATATTTATCCTATTGCAAATCACCGCGTGTAGGATCGACAAATGTCTTAAAGAAATAAGCCATTGCAAGTCCGTCTCCTGCCCAAGCTGCTGTTGGTCCTTCTACCATTGCTTTGGTTCCGATTTTAACTTGCCAATCTTCACCACCTTCAGGTATTGAAGATGTAATTTCGTCTGGTCCGCCTACTTTAACAGTACCTGCTTGTAGCAAACCTGTAAATGTGTCTGAACCACCTTGTGACAACCTACTTGCTAAGTAAGTTCTAATTGCCCTCTGTGTTGGTACAATATTATTTGAGTTAGCAACAAATGTACCGTCTGTGCTAAACTCTGTAATAACAGTAGGTGATCCGCCAAGTGCAACACCACCGATACTCAATTCTGTCAGACCTTCAAGTCCAAACTCTGATGCACTCAAAGTAACAACACCAGTTGCCTGCTCAACTGCAAACAAGTCACCTACTCTAAAGTTACCATCTTGGTCTGTGCTTGAATAAAACACACGACCGTTATTTGTCTCTTGGACTTCATCCTGTGGCTCTAGTCCTGTATCTACTGGTAAGTTAGGATAGTTAGATTGTATTTCGTTACCAAAACCAATGTTTAGGAAGTCGTGGTTAGTAATACGACATTGACTAAATCTTGAACGTATGGTAAACGGTGTATCATTTTCAGGGGCTGTTTCTTGTGTAAGTTGTGGACTAATTGATATTAATGCTTCTAGATTTGGAACTTCTGTTCCTCTTAATCTAGTTGCACTTGCAACTCTATAAATTTCTGGATTCCCGTCAAACTGTAAATTATCACCTGGAGCAGGGAATCTAGTAATTCCTTTTGCAATAAATTCTAATCCAGTTTGGAACGAATCTGAGAAGCCATCACCTCTAATCGCAATAGCAGTAGATGTTGAATTATACCCACTTCCTTGACTTATAAATGTTGGAGCTCCTAGTGTTCCGTCGCCAATTCTTATTTGTATAAGAGCTTCTTCTGAATTGTTAGGGTCTGTAATAGTAACTCCAGGGCCAAAACTGTCATCAGTATAACCAGAACCTGTTTCTAATAAACTAATTCCAGTAATTCTAGCATTACTAACAGATGCTCTGCCAAATGCTTTACATCCTGCTCTAGCTTTATATGCAGAACTGCCGAATTCATCTATAGTCATAAACCAACCTTTGTTAGTATTTCGATCAATGCCAAAAGCACAAACATCATAATCGCCGCCGACTGTATCTGTTTCTTGATCCCAGGTATAACCGTCTGGCGATGTATAACAGATTCCTGTATCTGGGTTAATCACTACAAAAACGCCTTGACCATATTTAATAAATGATCCGCTAACATCTACATTAGAAGCATACCAATTTATGCCATTAAAGCTATATGCTGAAGGTCTGTCGTCTCTAGATATTGCTACAAATCTTCCGTTTCCAAATTCAACACTGCTCCAGTTGTCAATAGTACTTCCGTCGCCATCTTCTCTTAGAGTCATTCCAATCCAAGTAACGCCTCCGTCTGTAGAATATTTTCCAATGTCGTTTGATCTAGAAATAACTACAAATGTTTCTTTACCATAAGTAATATCGATCCAGTCTTCGTCACCAATAGCTGGTGAAACTACACTAGTCCATGTAATACCATTGTTATTACTATAAGCAATTTGTGATCCGCCGTTTGCTACAGCAACAAAAGTTCCGTTACCGTATGTTACCGCTGCATAGTTTAGACCACCTAAACTAGGTAAGTCTACTGATAACCATGTTAACCCATCAGCTGCTGAAACTAGACAATCTGTTCCATCAGCTGACAAAATAAACCAAGTGTTATTGCCGTAACACGCATCTACCCAACCGCCATTAGTACCAGGAGTGCCTGATATAGGTAATGTATAAACTTCGTCCCAGTCAGTATAATCACTAGTTCCTAAAACAGTATCACCCTGACGAGGTATTGCAAGCATTTTATATCCGTCACTTACAATAGCACAGAATCCTAAGCCGTCGCCGCCTTGTATAGTTGGTAGTAACTCAACATAAAAGTTTGGTTTATCAAATGTAATTCTTGGTTCAATAATATAAACTGATGTAGAGTCAAACTGTGTAACTAAAGGAGTTCCTGCATTAATGTGATCCCAACCAACTTCGTTGATTTGCATAGAACCAGTTTCGTCAATTAATGTTACATCCGGGCCGCCTTCTGTTTCAGAAATTGTAATTTCGTATGATGAATTCGTATCAGTTTTAGAAGTTACAAAATATTTTGTTCCTTCTACGATGCCGCCAAATATTTCTGTAAAGAATGATCCTTCCATTGCATCTCTACCAGCTTCTAATACTAGTTTAGTGCCAGTTGTTTGGCCGTTCATTGTTCCTGTGGTTGTAGTTAACACAATTTCGTCTAATACCGTAGTAACAATTACATTACCGACTGCTGTTGTTAATGGAACGGCTGCGCCTCCTGGTGTTTCGGAAATTGTAAATGATGTAGCATCGTTAACAACCTGTATATAGTAAACTTCATCATTATCAAGTTGTCCAAATGTTACACCTGTAAACTTAATAGGAGCATTTACAATAAATCCGGCTGTACTATCAACTGTTATAAGGTTTGATATGCCTTCAGTTGCTGTTGCTGTAGTTGTAATTATATCACTTGCTAAGGTAAAGTTTGTCCCATTTAAAATACTATTAACATAATATTTTGTTTTTTCTTGTAAGCCGCCTAGTATGGTTCCTTCTTTAAAAATAATAGGGTTTAATGAATTTAAGCCTGAAGTATCAGCAATAGTAAGACTGTTATCAACTGCACTAGATGCTGTTACTTCAATCGGTAATAGTGCTTCTGAAATTGCAAACTCAGTATCATTATAAACTTCATGAATATAATAGGTAGCACCTAGTTCAACGCCGCCGATTGATTTACCTGTAAATTGTATAGGAAGTGTTACCTCCATATTAGCAGTTGTATCTGCTTCTAAGAAGCTAGTTTGATCTGGATAGTTTAATGTAAATGGCGGAATTTCTCCTGTTAATACAATCGGAGAATCATCTGGATCCTCAATGTTTACGTTTGATAACGGCCATACAGCACCGCCTAGTGATGTTGAAATTTGGATTGTTCTGTCGTCAATTACGTCAATAATATAATAATCAAAACCAACAATAACGCCGCCAAATGTTGTACCACTAAAGTTAATTTTTTGTCCTATACGTAATCTAGCAGTACTGTCAACGTACATGTAGTTATTTAAATCTCCTAATGTACCTAAAACATTTACTCCGCTTTGTGAAGAACTTAGTACGTCTATATTATAAAATGTAGGTGTAAATTCTATTTTTTGTCCTACAAAAATTCCATGAAAATCTGTATTAGGTCCAAATATAAGAGTATTATCAGCAGTGTTTACTGCTACAATTTCTTGCTGATCAAAAGATTCTTTAACAACAGATGCATACTTAGTAACTGGATCATAATTTGAAATAATACCATATTGACCAGCTCCAATACCTGACTGTACAACTAATCTCATACCTTCATATTCTGTTGCTGTTGCTACTTCTGATTGTGCTAATATTAAAAGTTCTGTGCTGCCGCCTTGAGCATTATTTGACTGAATATTGTAACCTAAACCGCCTAATCTAACTGTTTCGCTTTCAAGAATTCTTGACTGGAATATTGATCCAGTTCTTACTTCGTCTGCAATTACTTTAACTCCTGTACCAGCACCTGTTATATTGATATTGGCATGTACCGTTGGTGTACTGTCAGTATTTTCTACAAAATAATCTGGAGTATCGCCTATTAATATTTGAGCTCCGTAAAAATTTGTATACCCAGCAATACCGTCAATTCCTCGAGGATAAACTCGCATTGTTAAATTTGTATTTTGTGCTGTTTCGTCAAATATTGAATATGAAAGTCTCCACCAACCGTCTTCTAAGAAGTCGGCTCGAAGATCAGTTGGGTCATTTAAATTTCCTAATTGAGATAATGTTGTAAATTCCTCTGTATCAAAATTAAAACGACAACTATATGTTTTTTCTTCTCCTGGTGTAGGCGATCCACTAAAAATTCCTTCTAAATCAAAATAAGCAGTGTCTCCTTTTTTAGCATGAATACTAACATTATATTTTAATGCAGATCCTAAAGGAACTGTACCTTCATGATTAATTCCAGAAATTGCTGTAATACTCAAATCTTGCACTGTAACCGTAATATCATTTTCTGGTGATCGTCCGCCGAAATTTCGACCGTCTATTTGTATTTGATTACCAATAACATAACCGCTGCCGCCGTTATTAACTGTTACCTCATAGCTTTCAGCAAGAACTTTAACATCAAATGTTGCTTCAATACCAGAACCGCTAATATTTGTTCCCGCAACATTTGTATAAGTTCTTCCTTGAGGTCCAATACCAATTTGTTGTTCAAAATATGCACTGTCAGTTAGAGAAGTATTTGCAGTTACTCTCCAAGCAAATTCGTTTTCATAAGGAGTAGTATTTGCACGTATAACACTAATATTTGAGTCATTGGTCCAAACAGAATCTAATAGATCGTTTGTATAAGTTAATAAGTTTGTGACCTTTTTAAAGTATTCTGATCCGCCATGTGTATATTGTATTTTTAATATTTCAGAATTTGCACCTAACGCAGAAACTGCTTCAGCTGTTGCTTCTCCTGATTTGTTGTTAATTATACCAGTTGCAGGAGTTTCTGAATCGTCAAATCCTTCTGAAATAACACCAAAAGTACCATAAGATGAGTTACCATTTGTTGCACGAATTTTTGCTCCGTCTTCTGCAAAGTAACCTGCATAGTTATAATAAGAGAACACAGAAACACATTCTGTTAATGCATCGCCACCTTTACACCAAATACCAATACCATCTGAAATAATTTGTGTAAAGTCGTTTGATACCATTGAACGATTTCCGCCATTGTGTAATGTTGAGTCAATTTTACAACCAGTACATCCTTTACCGAACGTAGTTACGTTTTGAATATAAGGAGATTTATATGTAATCCAGGCTTCAGTATCGTCTGGTCCTTTGCCTGGATCAAGTGCTACATATGCACCTCCAGTTGGACGTCTTGTTAAGTATTCGTTTTCTTCTGTTAATGTACCACGTAAACCTTTGACAGTTAAATTTCTAATACCTGTAGCGTTACGCACACGGAACATATCTTTAAGAGCATTACCTCCATATACATACATTCCGCCAATGTTTGTTTGTAATTCAACACTTGGTCCGTCTGGTACTTCAGAAACACTGAATGTTGTATCAGTAATCGAGTCGCCAATAACATAATAAGTTTGTCCTGCAACAACATTACCAATTATAGTACTAATTTCGTCAATTGGATTTAATGAAACAAATTGTACCGGAGAATTATGTACCATATTACGTGTTGATCCTACAGTAAACACATTAATATCGCCTGTTGTTCGTGTACATAAAGTATTAATAGGATTAGCAGGTTGTATTGTTGTACCACGTAGTTCGTCACCATTAATTGCTGTGTTAGCAGGAACAACAATCGGAAGTTCTTCAAGATATGTTCCAGATTTTACATTAATTGTACAGTATGCTCCTTCGTTTGCAGACGGAATGTTATCAGGTGATCCTGCAACAAATGATTCTACATATATTCTTTCAAGTGCTCTGACTATTGTAAGTGTATCGCTTTCTAATGTTAAACTACTATTAATATATTGTGTTACAATGCCATTGTCTAATGGCCTTCCTAGTCTATCAGATTCTAGCTGTTGATAACTTGTTGACGACAGTGTGTTTGTAAGAGCT